CAAGAAGGCGAAGACCTCCTCCGCATTGCGGAGCGGATTGAGGACGTCTACGACCAGGCGATCGGCTTTCGGAGCCTGCGGATCGCCCGGACCGAAGTCATCAGCGCGAGCAATCGCGGGGCCTTGGCGGCCTATGAGGCGGGCGGGGCGCAAAGCAAGCAGTGGGTGACGGCGGGCGACGAGCATGTCCGAGCAACCCATCAGGCGGCCGAGGGACAAGTCGTGGGACTAAATCAAAAGTTTATCGTCGGCGAGGCACTCCTGGATCATCCGGGTGATCCAAGCGGCCTGCCTGAGGAGATCATCAACTGTCGATGCACGACGGTCCCTGTCTTGCGGTCATGAGGAGGACACGATGAGCGTGGCGCTTGACGATGCCCGGGTGGTCCGGGTGCGATTGGATACGCCAGAGGGCCGTGCCGTGCGGCAGGCGCTGGGCTTGGAGGAGGCCGTGCCAGAGCTGGTGCGGGCCTATTGCCTGGGCGAATGGAAAGCCACCAGGGAGGATGGGCCGCGGCCGGTGCTCATCACGACGGATGACGTGGATCGGATGGGTGACGTCATCGTGCCGGAGGGGGCGATCCTCGAGCACTACCGCAAGAATCCCGTCATCCTCTGGGCGCACGACTACACGCTGCCGCCTCTTGGCAGCGCGCAGTGGATCAAGAAGACCGACCACGGGATCCTCGCCAAGCCGCGCTGGGCCAGCACCGAGTTTGCCCAGCAGATCAGGCTGCTCTATGACGAGGGCCACATGCGGGCCTGGTCGATTGGGTTCATTCCGAAGGCGTGGGAGGACATCCAGAGCAAGGATACGGACACACCGGGCATCACGGGCCGGCGCTACACGAAGTGGGAGCTGCTGGAGTTCTCGGCAGTCCCCGTCCCGGCGAATCCCCACGCGCTCTCGCTGGCGATCAAGAGCGGCCTTCGCGTGAGTGCGAGCCTCGTAAAACAGTTGGGGCTGCCGGAGCGCGAGGAAGTTGACGCCAAGACGATTCTCCAGGTTCCCGCTGGCACGGAGCCGGTCGCGGGACACCATGAGGCGCAGACCGTGTCGCATGCTCAGACGGGTGAGCGCGAGGCGGAAGACTTCAGCGCGCTCCATGCCACCTGCGACGCGAACGTCTATCGCGAGCGGCTGCTTGAGACGTTGAATGCGAAGGCCGATCAGCCTCCGACCGTCGTGCAGACGCTTATCTTGAGCAAGGCGCAGTTCCCGACCGCCGAGGACGCCACGCAGTGGGCCAGAGAGCATCAGTTTCGCGCTGACAAGGTCGATGAGACCGAGGATAGTTGGCGGCTGCGGCAGCGCGATCCCAGCGACTTCGATCCGGAGAGCCTGCGGACGATCACGCTGACGAAGGGTATGCAGGCGGTCATCGGCCACCTGAAGCAGCGCGCGGGGGCCGAGACCACGAAGCAGGCACTCGACGAGGTGCTGACCGAGCTGGCTGAGGTGAAAGCCGAGCTGACAGCGGTCACGCAGCGGATTCGAGCGCTCGAAACCGAACGACCAGAGACCGTGCGGATCCGGATCGCCGTGGATGGCGAGACGCACGCCGACCCAGAGCCCGTGATTCGAGTCGCAGGCGCATCGCTCACCAAGGCCGAGCTGGCCAAGGTGTTGGGCGAGGCGATCGACGGACGCATCCGGAAGCTCACCGGCGTCGTGTCGTAGTCCACATCACAACCTCAGGAGGAGCACAGATGAGTGGAGCCGTGAAAGAACTCAGCATGGAAGAGTTCAAGGGGCTCATCGGCCAGGTCGTCGATGAGAAGCTCGCCCCGTTGACGAAGGTCGACCGGAAGTACGGCGCCTTCCCGGGCGTGAACGAGGAGCAGCTCGACCAGCTCGCGTGGGCGGAGAAGTTTAAGCTCTTTCTCCGCGCGCTGGTCCGCGGCCAGGTCGATGTCTGCACCCAGCTGCAGTCGAACTGGGCCAGCAGCGCCCAGATCAAGCAGCTGACCGAAGGGGCGGATACCGCCGGCGGCTTTCTCGTGCCGGAGGAGTTCCGCGCGGAGGTGATCCGGATCATCCCGAAGTACGGCGTCTTTCGCCGCTTGGCCCGGGTCATCCCCATGAACACGGACACGCTGCGCATTCCGCGCCAGACGGCGACGGTGAGTGTCAGCTGGCCGGGGGAGGCCAAGAAAGGCACGGGCTCCAAGCCGACCTTGGGGCAGGTGCTCTTGAACAGCAAGACGATGGTGGGGTTGTGCAGTTACTCGCTGGAGTTTTTGGCCGATGCCGGGCTGCCGGTCATTCAGTACCTGCAGACGATCTTCGCCGAGGAGTTCGGCGCCGAGGAAGACAACCAGGCCTTCAACGGGGCTGGTGCGCCGTTCGTCGGGGTGCTCAACGCCGCCGGCGTGAACACGGCCTTCCTGGGCGGCTCCAGCACCTCGGGCAAGACGACGATCGGCAGCGCCACGATCGACGACATGATCGACGCGGCGGATAAGACTAGCGAGGATGCGGACGACGCGGCGGTCTACGTCTTCAACAAGGCGTTGAAGAGCGTGCTGCGCAAGGTAAAGGTGACCAACACCTACGCGTGGGCCGAGGCGGCGAAGGACGCGCCGGGGACGCTCAACGGGTATCCCTGGTACACCAGCAAGAAGCTCCCGAACGCGCCGGCGGTGAACACCGCGTTTGCGATCTACGGCAACTTCGGCTACGCGTTCCTGGGGGATCGTGAGCAGATGACGATCGCCATTACCCGTGAGGGGACGATCGGCTCGGACAACCTGTTCGAGCAGAACATGGCCGGCCTGCGGATCACGGAGCGCATCGCGATCGACATCGCGGTGCCGAGCGCCTTTACCGTGATCAAGACGGCGGCGTCATAAGCCGGAGCGTTCTGAATGCCGCATCCGAGTCAGCGGAGTGATGTCGTGAGACGGGGCGTCCTGACTGGCGCCCTATCACTCGGAGGACCATGCCATGGCACGTGAGATCAAAAGCGCCATCAACCCGAACAACGCCCAGGTGCCGGCTGCGGTCACCGCGTCGGCGAACACGACCGGCCTGGACTGCTCGGGGTACGAGGAAGTGGTGTACCTGGTTGCTGTCGGCGCGGTGACCGGCACCACCCCGACCCTGGACGTCAAGGTGCAAGAATCGGCTACGCAGGGCGGCACGTATACGGACATCGTCGGTTCGGCCTTCGCGCAGATGACGAATGCGAACCATGCGCTGCATCTGAATGCGCGGGTGACGCCGGCGAAACCGTTTCAGCGCGTCGTGCTGACGCTGGGCGGCACCACCCCCAACTTCACCATGGTGGTGCTGCAGCTGCGGTGCAATCCGCCGCTTCTTCCCGCGGCAGCGGGTTCATAAGGCGTCTGTGGAGCTGGGCGGGCGGCCGCAACAAGGCCGCCTCGCCTGGATCCCCCATGTCGCTGAAAAATCCACTGACCTTGAAAAAGAGTTTTGAGGAACCGCCGATGGAACGGATGGTCGGTGGGCCGAAGACCCGTCGCCGCAGCCGCTTCTTGACTCGGTTTCTGCCCGGGTGGGCTCGGCGTGCCGTGACGAATCTTGAGCCGGAAGCGGCAGAAGATGAGGACTCCGAGGACGAGGCATGGCGCTGACCACCCATAGCCGCGTCAAGGAATATCTCGGCATCAAGGCCGATGACGCCAGCAAGGACGCGATGCTCGCAGAGTTCGTCGAGCGCGTCAGCGCGGCCATCAGCACGCGGTGCAAGCGCGTCTTCGAGTTCGAGAGCGGAATCACCGAGTACGACGACGGCGATGGCGTCATGAGCCAGCTGATGGTGCGGCGCTATCCCATCGTGTCGGTGGCCAGCCTCTATGACGATCCGGATCGGGCCTACGGCAGCGCCACACTCATCGCGGCCACGGAGTACACCGTGGACAAAGGATGGGGCCTGATCCAGCTCGATGGGTTCAGGTTCCTGAAAGGTCTGCAGAGCGTCAAGGTCGTCTACGACGGCGGCTACAAGGTGATCCCGCAAGACCTTGAACGGGCCGCCATCATCCTCTGCGCGGCGGATTTTCTGGACTCGCAATCCGAATTGAAGGTTAGCGTCGACGTGGAGACGGTGGAGCGGATCAGCCGCCAACGGGAAGACGCGGATCGGCTCGTCGACCTCTACATGCGGCCGGTGCTGTGATGGATGCGGTCATTGCCGTCTTCGCTTTTCTGGCGCTGATTGTGCCCTTCATGCTGGCCACACTATGGGGCTGGGTCGTGCTGTGGATCGCCATCGCGCTCGTGCTGGGTGTGGTGGAAGGCCTCTCCTATCTGATGACGCGGCGCACGATCAGCCAGCAGTTCTGGGAGTTTCGCCGGCACCATCGCGTCTTCTCCTGGGTGCTGATCGGTCTTATGACAGCGGCCTGGCTTGGGCTGGTCGTGCATCTGCTCTGGAAAGGCTAACGATGCCTGAGAGCGAATTTGTCCTCACCTTAGAAGGCGAGAAAGAGCTGCTGCAGAAGATGGATCGTCTGCCACCACGGATTCGAGAAGCCGTCGGACAGAAGGCGCTGCTGCAGAGCGCACTCCTCCTGGAGCGGCATATCAAGACGGAGAAGCTCTCTGGCCAGGTGTTGCACGTGCGCAGCGGCAGGCTGCGCCGCTCGAGCAGTCATCGACTAGAGCAGATCGGGCAGGACCTGACCGCGCGAGTTGGCACGAACTTGGTGTATGCCCGGATCCATGAGTTTGGAGGGACGATCACGGCCAAGCGCGCGACGAATCTGGCGATCCCGACGGGCATCGCCAGGACACCGGCGGGCGTTCCCCGCTACACCGCGCGCCAACTGATTGCCAACCCAGGCGTAGGAGGCTTTACGCGGACCTTCTTCAGGCATCACAAGCTCTATGGCGTGACGCGCGGCGGGAGGGTGAGAGCCGCCTTCATCCGAGGTCTGGACTGATGGCGCTGACCACCTACCAACGGCTCAAGAGCCTGCTGGCGATCAAGCCGGACGACACGAACCACGATGCGGTCATGGCCGAAATCATTGAGCGCGTCAGCGCCGAGATCGTGGGCCGCTGCCGCCGGACGTTCGAGTTCGCCAGCGGCATCACGGAATACTTCGATGGCGACGGCGTCAGCAGCGTGGTCGTGCTGAGCCGCTCTCCGAACGTCGCCGTGACCAGCCTGTACGACGATACGAACCGGACCTATGCGAGCAGCTCGCTGATCCAGCCGGCGGACTATGTCGTCGACGGCAACACCGGCGTGATCACGCTCAACGGCTTCTTCTTCGCACGCAGCCTGCAGAACATCAAGGTCATCTATGACGGCGGGTACAAGACGATCCCGCAGGATCTCGAGCGCGCGGCGCTGATCTACGCGGCCAGCGATTTCCTCGACCATCAGGGCGAGCTGCGCGTCAGTCTCGACGTCGAGGTCATCAACAAGATCGATCGGCAGCGCAAGGAAGCCGGCGTCACGATCGACCGCTACGTGAGGTTCATCCTCTGATGCCCGGCGACCTGACGATCACCTTTGAAGGCCACCAGCAGCTACTGCGTCGCTTCGACAAACTGCCGCAGGCGATCCGCGAGCAGGTGGCGACCGAGGGTCTGACGAAGGGCGCGATGATCCTGACGGCGGAGATCAAGCGGCGTCTGGGTGGCGAAGCCCTGCAGGTTCGCAGCGGTCGGCTGCGGAACAGCATCAGCTATCGCCTCGAACAGGACCGCGGCGACATGGTGGCGAAGGTCGGCACGAACATCCTCTACGCGCGCATCCAGGAGTTCGGCGGGACGATCACGCCCAAGCGCGCGCAGTACCTGACGATCCCGACGGCAATCTCGAAGACGCCGGCGGGTGTGGCGCGCTACACGGCGCGGCAGCTGATCGCCAACCCGTCGCTCGGTGGCTTCGTGCGGACGTTCTTCCGCCACCACAAGCTCTTCGGCGTCACCTCGACGGGCCAGGTCCGCGCGGCGTTTATCCTGAAAACCAGCGTGACGATCCCGGCGCACGGCTACATTCGCGCATCGATCAACGCCAAGCGCGACGCGATCCTCAAGATCCTCGTTGACAGCTTGAAGAAAGCGCTGGGCTGATGGCGACCCCACAAGCCGTCTATACACAGGTCCGTGACACGCTGAAGAACGCCGCGGGCCTGAGCTACATGAAGCAGGTTTTCGACGGGCTGCGCCGCGGCGTCCCGGCGGGCGATTACCCCTGCCTGATGTTGGAACCGACGACGAACCTCGAAACACCGGCGGCCTATCCGATCCTCGACGGACATCTGCACATCCTCATTGCCGCGTACATGCGGGATTTTGATGTCGATGCGCAGCTGCTCGGCGATGCGAACTACAAAGGGATTTTCACACTCGAGCTGGACGTCAAGAAGGCGCTGGGTGCGCAGTACCCGACGCTCGGGCTGTCGGGCCTGCTGGAGTTCGAGTTCCCGACGACGGAATACGAACGGCGCAGTGATCTGGCGGAGTTTCCGGTCCGCGGCGTCCTGATCGAGGTGGACGTCCATTATCGGACCCAACTGGACACGCGGACGTAAGCGAAGGAGGACGCATGGGGCTTCGACAGAAGGCGTTGATCTTGGCGAAGGAAGAAGCGACCTACGGCACGGACTCCGTGCCGACGAACAGCGCCAACGCGCTGCCGGCCTACAACCCGACGATCAAGTTCGTCGGCGCGGCCGTCGACCGGAACTTCGTGCGCGAGACGATCAGCCCGGCACCGGGCCTGCTGGGCAGCCGCTACTGCGAGCTGACGTTCGAGACGGAGATCTACACCAACGGGGCCGCTGGCACGGCGCCGCGCTACGCCGATCTGCTCGAGGCGTGCTCGATGTCCGAGACGATCGTGGCCGTGACGAGCGCGACGTACAAGCCGAACAGCCTCGGCACGACGGCGAAGTCCGTCACGCTCTACGCCTACTTCGACGGGCGCGTCCACAAGCTGACGGGCTGCGTGGGCAACGTCGAGCTGCTGTTCAAGGCCGGCGAGCCGGCGCGACTGAAGTGGACGTTCCGCGGCCTGTTCTCCCTGCCGACGGACGTCAGCGTGCCGGCGCCGACGTTCGAGACAGGCTTCAACAGCCCGCCGAAGGCCCTGGGCGTGAACCTGACCTACAACTCGCTGACGACCTTCGCCGCGCAGCAGATCAGCATCAACCTGGGCAACCAGCTGGCGAACCGCGTCGACATCAACGCGACGCATGGCTACAAGGGCTTCGTGGTCGTCGATCGCCAGGGCACCGCCTCGTTCAACCCGGAGGCGTTCGTCGTGGCGACCTACGACATCTGGACGGACTGGATCAACGCGACGCTGCGGCAGCTGTCGCTGGTCCTGGGCAGCGGCGCGGGCAACGTCTGCACGATCACCTGCCCGAAGCTGGAAGTCATGGACATCAACCAAGGCGACCGCGACGGCGTCGAGGTCTTCGAGGTGCCGTTCAAGCTGGCCTACAACGCCGGCGATGACGAACTCTCGATCGCCTTCACCTGATCGGAGGCACGACATGCAGGATCGCCACGGCAACGGGCTATCGGAGGGCGACGCGGTCAGCGTCGACGCCTTGGTGGTCAGCGGACACACCGACAACGGCGTCGCCTACATCCGGCTGCAGCAGCAGCCAGGCCGGCCAGACGAGACGATTCTCGTGCCAGCCACGTGGGTGACGTTACAGGCAGGCGCGCGGAAAGCCAACGACGGAGACGCTCCGCTCGTCGGCTGACGCGCGACAACAGGAGGCAGAGGCAGTATGGCGATTCGTGTCATTAACCCGGACGCAACGCGCAACTACGTCAGCCCGTCGGACCAGGAGCCGGCGACGGTCTGGAAGCTCGGCACCCTCGACAGCCGGATCATGGGCTTCATCGAGGACAGCGTCACGAAGCTGGAAATCAGCGCCGGCCGCAAGGGCAGCGACCAGGCCGAGCCGGTGTTCCGCACCGGCACGCGCCGGTGGCTGCTGGTGAAGTACGGCCTGCGCGGCTGGACTAACCTGCTCGACGCCAACGGCCAGCCCGTCGCGGAAACCTTCGACGCCGCGCCGCACTTTGGCCGCAGCTACGCCGTCGTGCCGGACCGCGTCCTCGAGCTGATCCCCGCGGACATCCTCAGCGAACTGGCCAGCGAACTCGGGAAGCAGAACCGACTGCAGGAGGACGAAAAGCCCCCTTTCGGTTCCTAGTCGAGCTGCAGGGCTGGAAGCTCAACTGCCCGGACTGTCGCACGAAGCAATGCGAAGGGCCGCTGCAGCCGTGGATCGAGGTGACGAATGACGAGACGGGCGAAGTGTGGCCGATCACCGGCTGCCCGTGGGCGCAGGTCGATCGCGCGGTCCTCGAATGGTTCCGGGTCTACGCCTTCTGGCAAAAGGGGATGTTGCTCGTCGCCGGCGGCCTGCTCGATCAACCGGCGAAGTATGTCGAAGTCATGGAGTACCTCGACGGGCTGATGGCCCGAAAGGACCGACGCGATGCCGACCAACGCGGAACTGCTCGCCATCCTGCGGTTTCGTGACCAAGCCAGCCGCGAGATGCAGGCCGTGGCGAAGAACTTCCAGGCGTCGATGAAGTCGATCGGCGAGACGGTCGAGAAGGCGAGCCTGGAAATGCGCCGCATTAGCCGCGACCTGATGCAGATCGGCGCGATTCTCACGGGGCCCTTCGTGCTGGCGTTCCGCACCGCCGCGCAGCAAGTGCCGGCTGTGCGCGACGCCGTCAACGCGCTCGGGACGGAGATGACGGCGTTCCAGGTCAGCCTCGCGCAGGCCGCGCTGCCCGTCCTGCAGGACCTGGTCAACCTCATCCACCGGCTGCGGGAAGCGTTCGACGAGCTGGATCCGGCGACGCGTGACTTCGTGATCCGCGCGGTCTTCATGGGCGGGATCGTCGCACTGCTGATTGGGATCTTCGGGCGGCTGGTCGCCGACATCATCCTCGTCGCCAGCAAGCTCTGGCTGCTGATCGCCGCGCTGAATCCGGTGGCCCTTGGCTGGATCGCGGTCGTCGCCGGCGTCGCGGTCGTGCTGAACGCCTTCGGCCTGCTCGGTCCCGCCATCCAGCTCATCATTCAGCTGCTCGACTTCCTGGTCCTGGCTGGCCGGCAAACGATCGAAGCCTTCCTGCTGCCGTTCAAGCTCGCCACCTGGGGACTGGTCGCCGTCCTGCAGGCGCTCTTCGAGCTGGCCGGCAAGCTGCCCGATCAGCTGGGCGGCAAGATGTTCCGAGACGCGACGCGCCAGCTCGACAGCTACCGCCTCGATCTGGAACACCTAACCATCAAGGGCGCGCAGAACGTGCAGAAGTTCGGCGACGCCGCGATGAACGCGCTCGTCGGCAAAGAGAAGGGGCCATTCGGGAAGGCCGCCGCTCAGGTCCGCGGCTTCGCGCAGGTCTTCAACGAGCTGATGAACATCCTGAAGGGCGGCGGTGCCGGGAGCAAGGGTGTCAGCGCCTCCGCGCTTGAGGGGATGAAGCAGGATTGGAATCGGTTCTGGACCGACTACGCCAACATCACCAAGCGCAGCGTCGACATCATGAAGGGCGCGGTCAGCGAGCTCGAAGGTCGCCTGACGACGATGTTCCGCAAGATGATCACCGAGGGGATGAAGGCGAAGGACGTCATGCGCGAGTTCGGCCTGGCCATCCTCGAAACCGTGGCGACGATGATCGCCAAGTTCCTCGCCTTCATTGCGACCGTCGCGGTCGTCGCGGCTGTCCTCGCGGCCTTCGGCGTCCCTCCGGGCGCGACGTTCAAGGCCGCGTTCGCCCTAGCCGGCCTGACCACCAAGCACCACGGCGGCATGATCACGCGTGCGGACATGCCGCGCTACCACGAGGGCGGCGAGATTCCGATCATGGCGCAGGAGGGTGAGTTCGTCGTCAACCGCGACGCCACCGCGCGTAATCGCTCGACGCTGGAACGGATCAACCGCGGGCAGGACGTCGGCGGCAACGGCGGTGGCGGCGGCGGGCCGCAGATCGTGAACATCTGGAACGTGACGGCGACCGACGCGCAGAGCTTCCGCGCGCTCATGCAGCAGAACAACGATCTCGTCGAGGGCATGTTCCAGCGCGCGATTCGCCGCGGCAGCGGCCCGATGCGCGAGGCGGTGCGGCTGGCATGAAAATTCCACGCTGGTTGGTGTGGACCGTCGTAGTCGTCGGCGTCTGCTGGAAGGTCGCCTCGGCACTGCTGGTCTGGTATTTCCGAACCCACGGAGCGCCGTGATGGCCGTCAGCGACGTCTTCCCGATCGACCCGAGCTTTCCGGTCAACCAACGGCTGATGCAGAAGGTGCTGATCAGCGACGCCGACAGCGGCGTCGAGCAACGCGCGCTGAAGTGGACGAATCCGCTGCGCCGCTTCAAGCTCAGCAGCCGCAACCTGAACACCACCGAGGAGGCACTGCTGCGCGCGTTCTGGCTGGCGCGCAAAGGTCCCTACGATCCCTTCGCCTACCTGCCCCCGAAGAACCTGGATCGGCTCATCAGCGCGATCGCGTGTGGCACTGGCAACGGCTCGACGACCGTCTTCAACATCGGCAACAGCGCAACCCCGCCGTACTACTATCGCCTCTACACCGGCGCGGGCACGCGCAACCAGGCGTACAAAGATGGCGTCGCTGCTGCCGCGACGTTCGCCAACAACGACGGTGGGAAGATCAGCACAGTCACGTTTAGCGTCGCGCCGGCCAACGGCGTCGTCATCACCGCCGACATCGACCGCTACCTGATCTGCCGCTTCCTCGCTGACGACTTCGGGATCGACCTGGAGCATTTCAATATCTTCACCTCCGACTACGAGTTTCAAGAGGTCCTGCGGGCCTCCATCTAGCCAACACCGATGCGCACGACCACTGCGGCGTTTAATACTGAGAAGGCGAAGACGCAGAACCGACCGATTGAGCTGCTCGATCTGTTCTTCGGCAGCCAGACGGCCGACGACGCCAACACGCTCCACTTCGCGATCCACGATGAAAACGTCAGCTTCTACAGCATGGGCGGCGTCCTGAAAACCTACACCGCCATCGGCGTGCAGCGCAGCGACGTCAGCAACGTGATGGAGAACGAAGCGCGTCAGACAACGCTTGAGCTCGCCAACGTCAACAAGCAATTTCAGAGCTTCTTTTTCCAGAACGCCGACTTCATGCGCGACAAGCGCGTCGTGCTCCGGCATCTGTTCAAGGACGCGATGAGCGCCGCCGGCGACGCGCTTGTCATTCTCGACGCGACGATCAACACCGTGCGGATCACGGAGAAGGCGTGCCAGCTCGAGCTGTCCGGTGTCATCGGCCAGCTGCAGTTCAAGACGGGCCGCTACTTGGATCGCCTCTGCTCGCTGAACTTTGCCGGCACACTGTGCGCCGCCGGCACTACCGCCGCGACGCTCCTGCAGGAGGTCACCGACACCGTCGCCGCCGGGAGCAGCAAGACCGCCATCCGCGTGACGACCACCGCCGTCGCTGACAAATACTACGCCCTAGGCGTCCTGGAGTACGTCGGGGCGGCGAACGCTGGGATCATCCGCAAGATCATCAAGTGGACGCAGAGCACGAAGGAAGCCGTGCTCGACTTCGCGCTGCCCAACAACCCCGTCACCGGCGAGTCGGTGAAGCTGCGGCGCGACTGCGACAAGACCATCAACGAGTGCAAGGGCCGCTACACCGAGGTCCACGCGACCCTGGGCAACAGCGCGAACGACCACGGCTTCCCGACGGTGGTGGACAGCATCAACCCATGAGCGATGAACCGGTGACCCCTCCCAACGAGACGATCGGGCCGATCGATGAGACGCCCGTGGTCTCCCCACTCATGGCCGCAGAGTTGGGTGAGTCCGCACCGGCGGGACGCACTCTCCCGCCGGTGCCACGGGCCTTCACCGATGACGAGTACGAAGCCTACGTCAACCGCTGGATCGGCATCCGCTATCTCCTCAACAGCAGCGACCCGACCAACGGCCTCGATTGCCGCACGCTGGCCGCGCTGTTTCTGAAGAATCAGGGCATCGCGATCCGCGATGAGGACGGCGCCCCACTGCCCGCCGAGATTGACGAGGCCGTGATCGCGCGCTACGAAGCCGGCGTGAAGGCCGCCGGCGTCGCCGTGCCCATCAGCGCGCTGCAGCGCAACGACGTCGTCTACTACCGCAACCGCTTCGGCCGGCTGCACGTCGGCGTCTGGCTCGGCTACGACCGGATGCTCACCATCGACCAGCAGTTCGGCGTCTTCATCGCCAAGGTCCGGCCCGAGCTGCTGCAAGGCGCGGTACGCGGCCAGGCGGGCGTCTGGCTGGACATGCCGCCGGGCCATGACCCGATCACCGCCATCCTGGTCGCTGTCGGTAGCTTCGTCACCGCCGGTGCCGCCACCGGCGTGGCCGCCGGTATCATCGGCGCGATCGTCATCGGCGCCGCGATCATGGCCGTCAGCTTTGGCATCGGGGCGCTGACCAGCGGTCGCCGGGCCTTCGATTTCCAGGGCACGGCCGGCGCCGGCATTCAAGCCAGCCCGCGCTACGCCTTCGACGGCGCGCGCAACATGCGGACCAACCAGAACCCGGTCCCGCTGATCTACGGCGAGCTCGGCATCCGCGTGCTGAACACCTACGAGATCTGGAACAGCGGCGCCAATGCGGAAACGCAGAAGCGCCTGGTCGTCATCGGCGAAGGCGAACTCGGCAGCATCACCGAGGTGCAGCTCAACGGCACGGACATCGCCACCTTCACCGGCTCTTCCTTCACCGCCTACACCGGGACGGCGACGCAGGGCGTGGATGCACGCGCCGCAGGCACCAACGTCGTCGGCCTCAAGAACACGGCCTACCTCGCGCTAACCCTGGCCGCGAGCGACAAGCTCTCCGGCGATCCGGTGATCACCTGCAAGGTGACGGGCCGGAAGATCAACACATGGAACGGGACGGACTGGACCACCGCGGCGGTCTCCGCGAGTGGCAACCCCGCCGCGATCATCCGCGACTACCTGACCCTCACGCGCGAGCGCGGCGGCTGTGGCTTCCCAACGACCATGATCGACGACGCGAGCTTCGGCGCCGCCTATGACTACTTCCAGGCGCTCGTCACCAACCTCGACGCGACCACGGAGTTCCGCGCGCGGCTGGACTTCATCATCGACGCGTTCCGACCCTGGCTCGACAACCTGCAAGACCTGATGGCGACCTGCGGCGCGTTCATGGTCACCGACGGCCGCAAGTTCTATCTGCGCGTCGAGAAAAGCGAGTCGGCGGTGCAGGCGTTCACCCAGGACAACATCACCGACCTGGAGTACGCGACCTTCAGCAAGGACGAGCGGCCGAACCGGGTCTACGGCGTCTACATCGATCCGACCAGCGCGGGCAACGACGCGCGCACGCGGATCTCGATCGACGACCTGGTCGACCAGGCCAAGAACCCGCGCGGCATCGTCCCGCGCGAGGTCGCGCTGCTGGGGATCAGCCGGCAGACCCAGTGCATCCGCGAGATCACGAAGATCCTCAACGACATCCGGGCCAACTGGTACAGCATCAGCTTCCTGGCGAACATCGACGCGATCGCGCTCGAGCCGGGCGATGTCTTCAGCGTCGTGCATCCCTTCCTCGGCGACGGGACCACCGCCTACCAGTTCCGCGCCGTGCGGATCATGGAAGCCGAGAACCACCGGCGGCGCATCTATGGCAAGGCGTACACCAGCAGCATCTTCGGCGACACGATGGAGCAGCAAAGCGTGACGCTGCAATTCATCCCGCCGCCGAACCCATTCGCCGCCGTCGCCGACGTGACCGGCCTGACGCTGGCCGAGGTCGTCACCCGGCAGAACGATGGCACGGCCTTTATCACCGTCGACGCCAGCTGGACCGCGCCCGTCGAGCGCCTGAACCTGAAGTATTACGAAGTCGCCATCAAGAAGTCGACCGACGCGAATTATCAGGTGCTCGGCTTCACGAAAGACACGTTCTTCACCGCCGTCTGGGATTTCCTCGTCGCCGGCATCTACACCGTCCGCGTGCGGACCGTCACCTTCACCGATGTTTTCAGCACCGGCGCGATCAGCGCGGGCCTGACCATCACCGGCCTGCCGCCGGTGCCGGCCAACGTCGCCACCTTCGCCGCGACCTTCACGAAAGAGATCGTGCTGAAGTGGGACAAGAACACCGAGACGGACCTCGCCGGCTACGAGATCCGCACAGCCGACAGCACCTGGGGCGTGCAGAACTCCGCGCTGGTCTGGCGTGGCAACGCGCAGACGTTCACGATCGTCACGCCCGCGTCGCGCACGCCCGGCACGTACTACATCCGCGCCTACAACCGCAGCGGCAGCTTCTCGGCCACATCAGTCTCGGTGACGCCGACCAACGCCGCGCCCGCGATCCCGACGCTGGCCGTCACGCAATGGTTCGGCTTCGCCAAGATCGAGTGGACGGACGTCACCGACGCCGACCTGCTGAACTACGAGGTCTGGAAATCGGCCACGAACGCCTGGGCCGGGGAGGAATTCCTCGACTCGAAGGTTCCCGGCACGGAAGTCATCGTGCAGGGCAACGATCCCGTCGACGCGACCGCCAGCGCCGTCTCCGCGACGACGATGACGGATGCGGCCCTGGCCGGGAAGGGCGTGAACTATTTCGTCGGCGACCGCATCAAGCAGACGTCCGGCACCTTCGCGGGTCAGGAAGCCACGGTGACGGCCTTCGACAACGTGACGGGGCAAATCACCGTGGCGTCGTGGCCGTCCGGCACGCCGTCGGTGGGCAATCAGTTTGTCCTGAAGGACCGCGCCTACTACAAGGTGCGCGCCGTCGACAGCTACGGCGCCGGCTCCTTCACCGCTGCGCAGACGATCGACTTCACGCCGCTGGTGGCCGCCGAGTTGGGCGACCAGATCATCAGCGCGCGCAAGCTCATCACGGGCGAGCTCATCACGCTGTCGGCGCAGATCAAAGACGCCATTATCACCAATGCGAAAATTCTCGACCTCGACGGCGGCAAGATCACCGCGGCCACGATCACGGCGGGCAAGCTCAACGTCTCGCAGCTCTCCGCGATCACGGCCGACATGGGCGCGATTACGGCCGGCACCCTCGTGCTGCCCTCGGGTGGCCATGTGCGCTCCGGGCAGACCGCGTACAACACCGGCGTCGGGTTCTTCCTCGGCAACGTCACCGGCACGCCACAGTTCAGCATCGGCAATCCGGCCGGCAATCGGATGACGTGGGATGGCACGACGCTGACCATTCGCGGCTCACTCAATGCCGACGACATCACCGCCGGCAGCGTCACCGCGGCGCGGATCAACAATGGCGGTCTCAGCTTCGGTGGCATCGATGTGTTTGCCGCCAGTGGCACCTGGACGCGCCCAGCCAACATTGACAAGGTCTGGGTGCGCTGTTGGGGCGCAGGCGGTGGCGGGGGAGGTGGCGGCGGCAATGGCGCCTCGGGCAGCCCTGGATCATCCGGCGGCTCCACTAGCTTCGGCGCGTCCGTCGTGGCCGGTGGCGGCGCGGCTGGACCCGCCGGCATCGCGGGGGCCTCGGGCAGCGTGAGCGGCGGCGTTGGAGGGACCGCCACGGCCGGAAATGTCCAACGTCCAGGACAAGCTGGCTCCAGCGGGCAGGGATTTACCACCGCGCCGACGACCATCGGTGGCGGGGGAGGCGATGCGGGATTGGGCGGCGGCAGCGGCGGCCCGGGGGTGCTGAGCACGCTGGTCACCAACGGCAATGCGGGTGTCTCGCCAGGCGGGGGCGGCAGCGGAGGCACCGGCCAGAACACCAGCAATCCCATCGGCGGCGGCGGCGGCGGGGGCGGAGCCTACGCCGAAGGCGTGGTCTCCGTGACCGGCAATGTGACGGTCACCGTCGGGACGGGCGGCGCGGGCGGCGCGGGGGCCAACGCGTCCGCTGCGGGGAACGGCGCCGCTGGCGCGGATGGCCTGGTCATTGTCACCTGGTAATCGCTGGAGGGCCGATGCTCGACTTGCATAAGGAGCACTTGCTCGCGCAACGCGAGCACTGCATGAGAACGCTGCTGGCCTTGGAACAGGCCTACCAGCAGGAAAAGGGCAAGGTGGCGATGATCGACACGCTGATAACTCAGCTCGACGCCACACCGCCGCCCAGCTCGGACGTCAACCAGGGCAGCGAGACGCCGCCCACGAAGGAGGGATCATGAACGAATCGATCGGATTGGAGGAGCAGTTCTCGAAGCACATCGGCAAGAACCTGGCCGAAGGGATCACGCTGACCGGCGAGTTCGAGCTCAAGCACATCCGCGACGGCAAGATCATCGACATGCGCGTCGTCAAGAACCTCGTCGTCGATGCGGGCAAGGCGGCCGTCGCCGGCCTCATCAACGGCGTCGTCACGAACTTCTTCGACTTCATCGCCATCGGGATCGGGACGGTCGCGGCGGCCGCGGGCGATACGGCGCTCGGGTCAGAGATTACGACGGGTGGTGGTGCGCGCGCGGCGTCGACGAACACCCGCGTGACGACGACCGTGACCAACGACACCGCGCAATGTCAGGTGACGTTCACGTTCACCGCGTCCTTCGCCGTGACCGAAGCGGGCCTGATGGACACCGCCTCGGCCGGCGGCATGCTCGCGCGGCAGGTCTTCGCGGCCGTCAACGTCGTCAACGGCGACAGCCTGCAGATCACGTGGAAGATCAAGGCGGCCTAAGCCCGACGACCAGCACCCGATAGCAGAGGAGGACCGGCATGGCACGGGTCTATACGATCACGCGCAACAACGTGACCCCGAACACGGCGAACGACCTCATGACGATCATCGCGCCGGCCAACAAGATGATCCGCATCAAGCGGATCCGCGCCAGCGGCGAGGCGACGGCCTCGACGGTCATGCGGACCGTCATCGAGCGCTCGACCGGCGGCACCACCGGCGGCGGGGCGCTGACGCCGGAGAAAGCGAACACCAGTGATCCGGCCGCCAGCTTGACGTGCTACAGCACGTGGACCGCGCAACCCACACTCTCCGGCGCGCCGCACTACAACGAGTCGTGGAACGCGTTCGGGGGCGGGTTCGATCTCACGCTCGACGGCCGCGAGATGTACCTGGTCAACAGCGAGCAGCTGTCGATCCGCAACACCGTCGGCACCGGCGTGATGAGCCTTGAGGTCGAAGTCGAGGAGCTCTGAGGCGCATGGCGCGACGGTACTACGTGTGTCCGGTGGTGACTGAGCTCCAGGCTGACGGGTCCACCTACGTGTACGCCAAGGTGGCTCACTATGTCGGCCAGATCAAAGGCTACGTCGCGCACATCCCCAGCGACCCGTCGACCGGCCTCCCGTTGCGGAACTGGGCGCTGGTCTGCGTCGAGGCCGATGACCACAGCCTGCTGCTAGCCGATGCCGCCTTCGAGGCCTTGCCGTGGAAGGACGCGCTCGATGACGCGCTGACGTTGCCGCAGGCGGCCAAGGACAAGCTCGCGGCCCGCGGGATTGACCTCAGCGGCATCACCACGATGAGGCAACTCGTGCGAGCGATTGGCCAGCGGCTTCACGCTTCCTTCGATGAACGAGCGTTCGGGGTGTCCAGCTAATGGCTCTTCTGGCGCAAGACACCTTTACAGTGGGCGTTGACACCGTCCTCGAGAGTCATACCCCAGACATCGGCACCGGATGGTCCGTTGAGACCGCGGCGAAGCTGACGTGTGACGCCGCCGGCGACTATTGCTACGCCAACCAGGCCAACAATACGCGGCATTGGGGGAGAGAAGGTACGTCGATCGGCGCCGACGCTATGGATGTCACCGTCGACATTTTGGTGAACAATGTCAACAACAACAGGTTTTGTGGTCCCGCCGGGCGGATGACCACGGCCAACTGGGGTAATCAATACAACGCGGAGGCGCAAGGCGGCGGCATTGGTGGCAATGTGCAGTTGACTTATTTCCTCTTTAAGGCGGTCAGCAGTGTTCGGACCCAACTCGGCTCTTGGGCGGATACCTCCACGAACAACGGCGCCAGTACGCATACGGTCAAATTGGAAATTCGCACGGCCGCCAAGAAAGTTTTTGTCGACGGGATTGAGCGTATTAGTTCTGCAGATGACAGTCTCGCGGGCAATCACTATGCGGGGCTCACTGGTCAACGACTCGAGGCCCAGATGGACAACTTCAAGAGTGAGTCCGTCAACGATCCGCTGCCTTCGAAAATCCTCGAAAGCTCGTTGTTGCAGCTGAACCGCATGAGCGAAGCCGCGGTGGGCGCATGACCACCTTCGGCCCGACCATCACGCGCTGGCGTGCGCAATATCTCCCCGGCCACTGGAACACGCTGCTCGAACTGCTCTACGTCATCGGCGGGACGAACTACACCAAGGACCTCACGGAAACGATGACCCTGACCGACGTGCTGATCCGGGACACGCGTAAGACCCTGACCGAGTCGATCAGCCTGACCGATACCCTGATCCGTGACACCACGAAGCTGCTGACCGATGGGATCACGCTCGTCGATACGCTGAGCAAGTCGACCGGGAAGATCTTCGCGGAAACGCTCACGCTTACCGACACGCTGGTGAAGCAACTCGTCTTCGTGAAGGTGCTGATCGAGTCGATGTCCCTGACGGACACGCTGAGCAAGTCGACGACGAAGGGGCTCACTGAGACCGTGACCTTGGCCGATGCGCTGACGAAGGCGATCACGCTGCACGCGCTGACTGAGGTCGTGACCTTGGCCGACACGCTCTCGAAGCAAACGCAGAAGGTGCTGTCGGAGTCGGTGACCCTGGCCGACACGCGTGTCAACACGACGGGGAAAGTGCTGACCGAGGTCGTCACCGTCGCGGAGGCGCTGAGCAAGACCGTCGGCAAGGCACTCGCGGAGTCGGTGACGCTCACGGACTCCATTGCGCGGGTCGTGCAAAAGAACCTCGCCGAGGTGATCACGCTCGTCGATGTGCTCGGGAAGCTGACCGGCAAGACCTTCTCGGAGACGGTCACCCTGACCGATACCCTGACCGCGCAGCAGCTCGTCGCGGTCGTCGGGTACATCAAGGATTCACTGCGAACGCTGCAATCGGCCGCCGGCTCTGGATCAGCCGACACGCCCGCCGGAGGATCGGCCGCCGGACTGACCGGTGGCAGTAGCAGCGCGGGCTCGCTGAACCCATAAGGAGGTCGGCATGGCGTTCATGGCGAAGGAGCGCACCAACGCGCAGTACAAGGTGACGCTGAAGTACGAGGACGGGACGTTGGTGCCGAAAGCGCAAGTGACCAGCTTCAAGGTCACGCTGTTCAATCTCGACGACGACGCGCAGACCATCCTCAACGGCCGCAACGCCGAGGAGCACGCCACCGCCTTCAGCGGCGCGATCACGATGGGCGCGACCGACGGGATCGTGACCTTCAACCTGCAGCCGTCCGACAACGCCATCGTCGGATTGACGCCGGGCCAGAATCTGCGGTACGAACGGCACCGCCTGATCTTCGACGTCACTGCCAACAGCAAACGCCTCGTGATTCAAGATGAGATCCTCGTCGAGAACACGGAGAAGGTCACGACCTGATGCGTCACCCTCTCATTGATCACTATCCGGCGAACTCGGCGATTCACTTCGCGCTCGTGGATCCCTCGATGCGTCGGTCGATTGGCGTACTGTCTGCAGCAGTCGTCGGCGATGAGGCGTGCCTGTTCGGATGGATTCGACGAGAGGGTCCCGTGGGCGGGCTCTCGTATTTCCCGATGATCGTCGACACGTTGATCGCTGCCGGGGTCCGCACCGTCAGCGCGGCACTGCAGCCGATGCTCGCCCAGCATGTCTGTCGGAAGCTGGGGTTCGTGCCGACCGGCGCACGGAGATCGACCGTGGTGGGGGATCTGACGGTGATCGAGCGGGCACTCTGACGCATGGCCGATCTGGAGCATCGAGTCGCACAGTTGGAGGAGGCGGGCGAGCGCATGCACCGGGCCATTTGGGGCAACGGCGAGCGGGGCATGAAGCAGGACCTCGCCGTGGTCGCCACGGACGTGAAGGCCTTGGTCAAGGGCCTCGATGAGTTCAAGGAGCTGGTGAAGGATCAGCATAACGCGCTGTGGAAGCGCGTCGGAGGTCGGCCTAGCTGGGCGGTGACGATCATTCTGACCCTCATGAACTCTGCCCTGGTCGGACTGCTCGTCGCGCACTTCTCGCAGTGATGATCAGCCAAGACGCGCTGCGCGATCACATCCATTGTCTGCCGCCGCTCATCGTCGACGGGCAGCGTATTGTGCTCGAAGTCGAGATTCACGGCGCGTGGGTCGACAACAGCCACGAACCGCGGTCGGCGAGGACACCGGCCGTACTTGTGGCGATCCGCCGGCTGCGGGAGCTTGTCGCCAAGGCCACTGAGCAACAGAAGGAGGAGTAGCTATGAGACGTCCTTGGATCGTCGCAGCGCTGGCGCTGCTGGTGCTGGTCAGCGGCTGCAAGCCGGTCGACAACTATCAAGCCGGCAAAGATACGCCGCTCGCACAAGGCGAGATCGGTCCGACCGAGCAGGCGAAGCAAGACGCGGCACCGATCAAAGGCCTGCCGTACGGCAATGTCGCGTACCCGATCGCTGCGGCGCTGCTAGGCATCTGGTACACGGAGCGGCGTGGGGCGCGGATCCGCCAGGGGTTGCCGCCGAGTGCACGGCCGTCGACAGGCTATCTAGGTGAGCGCGTACCTGTCGTTGAGACGCTGGCGCAGACGCTCACCAACTTCTCAACGGGATTGTTTACCCTGTTCGGCAAGCAGGACACCGGCACGCAGCGCGCCTGGAAGATTGCCGTCTCGTTTGGGCTGGCCACGCTCGCTGCTGCACCAACGATTCCTGGCTTTCAGGAGTGGCTGACCGGACACGCCAACTACGCCCTGGCCTTGGTCGGGCTGGCCGGGTTCTTCGGTGCCGTCAACGTCGAGCTCAACAAGGTCAAGCCGGTGGCGGAGGTGAAGCCGTCAGCCTCCTGACGCTGGCTTCGTCGGTGGGCACGGCCGCGCCACGACCCCCGGACTCACCGCCGGGGGTCGTTTTTTCGCCCGAATCTCCTTGCTATCCCTGCCCGATTCTGGCCTCCTCCCACCCGAACGATGGGAACAGGGAGAGCGGACAACGTGAGGAGGCAGCCATGAGCGAGGCTGGGGTTCCGATTTGGAAGGTGCAGTTGGTGCGAGAGGGCGCGCTGAACGCAGCGCGGCGTCCGGTGGCCAGCTCGGAGGATGCGGCGGCCGTGGTCGCCTCGTACCTGAAGGGCGCGGATCGGGAGCACTGCGTGGTCGTCCTGCTCGATGCGCGCAACAAGGTCATCGGCCTCAACACGGTGTCGATTGGGACGGTCAGCGCGTCGCTCGTGCACCCGCGCGAGGTCTTCAAGCCGGCGATCCTGGCCAACGCCAGCGCGGTGATCCTTGCCCACAACCATCCGAGCGGAGAGCTGGATCCCTCAGAACATGACGTGGACCTCACAAAGCGGCTGATCGAGGCCGGGAAGCTGCTGGGCATCGAGCTGACGGATCATCTGATCCTCTACGAGGGGGCCCATCTGAGCTTACGAGCCAGCGGCAAGGTCTCGTGGGGTCGCACGCGATGAGCGCCCATCCCTTTCGTCTTGACTTCGGAGACCAGTTCCGGCCTCCTCCCTCCCGCACGATGGCACGGAGCCGCACAGCAACGAGGAGGCGGGCGATGGTGGACGAACGGACGATCCAGGTGGCGCTGACGGCGCGGGAGCTGCGGTGGTTCCTCGAGCAGATCGGGTGCACGGTGGACCCGGATGCGATCCGAGGTGCGGTCCGGGACGGGGTTCAAGTGCAGCTTGAACGATCGCTGTTCGAGCTTGAGGAACGCGAGTGAGGGGGAGGCGAGGTCACGATGGCACAGAGCAAAGGCATCAGCGAGGTCGGACGGCGGATCCTGAACAACGAGGACGCCGCGATTGAGCGCTACGCAATCTTTCAAGGCATCGACACGGACGTCCTGCTGGAGATCGTCACCGGCAAGGTGGATCCGGGCGAGCTCGTCCGGATCGAGCTGGCCCACCGAGGCCTGGGGAAGGATGGCGCGTGGGTGGGCTTTCCGCAGGCGCGGCAGCTCTGGGGCATCGCATGAGCGTGCACATGGACGAGCGGTACAGCCGAATGACGGCTGAACAGTTCCGGGCGCGCTACACCTTCCCGTTGACGCCGCAGCAGCACGCGGTTCTGGAACGGGCGGAAGGTCTCGGCCTGGAACTTGAGGTATTGATCGGCTATGCCTGTGGCCGGCGGTACCTCTTGGAGCTCGATGTCGTCGAGGAGGAGAGACAGCCATGACCGAGGGGCAGCTACGAGGCCAGGCCGGACTCGACGCGGCCAGCGCCGAGGCCCTCGAGCGCGCGAAGACCACGATGCAGGAGTGGTTGGACAACGCCATCAAGGACGACAACAGCGAGGCGGTCCGAGCGATGGTGGTCAGTGTGGTGCTGATCGAGCGGCAGATCAATCGACTATTCGAAGCGGCACGGTAATAACAGGAGAGGAAGCAGGAGCGATGGCACACAACATCAGCACGGAGCGTGGACGGCCGGAAATGTGTTATGTCGGTGAGCGGCCGTGGCACGGGCTCGGGACCGCGCTGCAGGCGCCAGCCACCGCCGCAGAGGCCATCCAGGCCGCTGGGCTGGATTGGACGGTTGAGCAGTGGCCCCTCTACGCCATGGCTGCCGCGACAGGCATGCGAGAGGGCGGCACGATCGAAGCGGCCGGCCACCTGGCGAACGTGCGCTCCGACACGCGGCAGGTCCTCGGGGTGGTGGGAGATCGCTATCAACCGATCCAGAACCGCGAAGCCTTCACCTTCTTCGACCACGTCGTCGGCCAGGGCCAGGCCATCTACCACACGGCGGGAGCCCTCGGCCAAGGCGAGCGCGTATGGATCTTGGCGAAGCTGCCGGGCGACATCGTGATCACGCGCCACGGCACGGAGGATCGCACCGAGAAGTTCCTCCTCTTGAGCAACTCGCACAATGGGTGGTCGAGCCTGCGAATGTGCTTCACCCCGATCCGGGTGGTCTGCCAGAACACGCTCAATGCGGCGCTTGCGCGCACGGGCGAAGTGCGCCAAGGCATCCGGATCCAGCATACCGGCGAGATCACACAGAAGGTGACCGAGGCGCAGCGCGCACTCGGGCTGGCGGTGAAGTTCTACGACGACATGACGAGCCTCGTTGAGCACCTGGCGAATCGGACGCTGAAGCAGCAGGAGCTGACGGCCTACGTCGAGACCGTCTTCCCGAGCCGCGAGGGTGAGCCCGGCGGCCGGATCCAGAATATCCGGCAGGACGTCCTGCGGCTGATTGAGAGCGGCAAAGGCAACGATCGGCCCGGCATCCGCGGCACCGCATGGGCGGCCATCAACGGCGTCGTCGAATACGTGGACCACGAGCGCGCTGGCCGTGGCAAGACCGCGCAGGAGCGGGCCAGCTCGCGGCTCGAAAGCGCGTGGTTCGGCTACGGCGCGACGATCAAGGCACGCGCATGGGATCACGCCGTGGCGTTGGTGAAGTAAGCCGAAGCCCGGGCTCAAGCCCGGGTCCGAGCCGGCCACCGGTCCGCCGAGAGGCAGGCCACAAAAGAGGATCCACCATGACGGATAAGCCACCGGTGAAGCTCGTCGGAACGGACGGCAACATCTTTGCCGTGGTCGGCCGCTGCGACAGGCCCTGGAGCACGCTGGACAGCCGCATCAGGCCAAGGAGCTGGTGCAGCGGGCGTTCAACGCGACGTCCTACGACGAGGCGCTGGGGATTTGTCTGGAGTACGTCGATGCCTCCTAACGGGCCGCGCAGATCCGTGCAAGAGTCCAACGCTGGTGTGGTGATCCGGATTGACGAAGAGGTCTACCGGACGCTTTCACGGCGGCGGGGACCCGGGAAGAGTTTCAACGACGTCTTGCGGCGGCTCTTCGGAATGCCGAGACGCGTGAAGTGGATCAGGACAGGAGCGACACGGTGATGACTGCAGAAGCCAAGAAGGCACTGGATCGGAAGAATCGCGAGTACTTGGCGAAGAAGAAGGCCAAGCGGGAGGCGCAGGCCGCTGCCCGGGCTGGTAAGAAGAAGACTGCTCAATCCGGCATGAAAGACAAGACTGCAGGGCCGCAGCAACGAAAGACGGAAAACGCCAAACCTGCTGATCAAGCGAAGCCCTTACACCAGACCGTAACGCAAGCGGATCGGGTCGCCCGGTCGGCCAACGCCACCGGCCGTGTGACACTGTGCGAACTCAAAGAGCGCATCAAGGAACGCTGGCCTAAGATCCATGGGCTCGCGGATGCCACCAAGGCTGAGTTGATGGACGTGCTCGACAAGGGTGCATCGGAGCCGCTGTTTTTGGACCAGATGCAGACGCTGTGGGAGAGCCGGGCCAAAGAGCGCCGCGAGTGTTGGCTTCGAGGCGACAGCAAGAGTGCCCAGGCCGTTCGAACGAAGCAGAATCTGAAATAG